TAACTGTCACAACTTGCCCAATTAAGAATACGGTCTTTTGCTTTGAGTATCTGGCGGCCAAGGTGCCCGATCATCCGGTCATGCAGAATATGACCGACACGCTGGACCAAGCGGTGCTTTCGATTGTTCTCAACCGGTCCACCGAATCCATGACCAGCGTGGCCAAGCGGTTCAACATAACGAAACAGGCCGTCAGCAAAAAGGCGCTGGACGTGGCAGATCGGCTGGGGATCAGGTTCCGAGCCGCCAAGAGCGAGAGGGCACGAAAGTCTTACGAACAAAGAGCACGGGCACATCACGACAAGCGCAGGCGTGAGACACCCAAATTCAACCTATCTGCGCTGACGAAAGGCATAAAGAAATGCAAACCCTTAAAGCGGTAATCAAGGAACTGAACAAGAAGCGGGAAGACGCGCTGGCGCAGGTAGGCGAGGTGATTGGCCTAGCTGCTAAGGCTGGCAACATCATCGGCCAAGCCAGAGCAGACGGCGAGGACGTGGCAAAGCTGGTCGAGAGCGCTGGCATCACAGATGAACAAGCCAAGCGATACGAACGCGTGGCCGCGCATCAGCATAAGCTCAACAGTGGTGAGCCAGGCGTCGTGCGTCAGATTATGCTGTGGGCTGAGATGTTGCCCGACCCCATCACCACTAGCGAACCTGGAGAGCCCAAGCCGTTCTTGTCGCCAGTCATTCGCGTGGCGCAGTGGGTGGCAAACCGAGGTCTGCGCTACATCAAGGCCGACGACGCCCTGCGTAAGCAGTTTCTGCGCGAAGCACAGCCCATTGTGGCGGCCTACAAGGAGCTTGGGGGCGATGCGTAAGGAATCTTTTAAGCGGCTACAGCCCGCGGTGGCGACGACTCTTGTTAATTTCTTGAGTGTAGCCCTCAAACAATAGTGTCTTATGGGCAGATCCAAGAACCACGACGTCGCAAGAGCCATGGCCGCTACGGGCGAATCCAGGGCAACCGTCTACCGCAAGCGGGCGGCCGCGCCGGCTCAGCCGCTGGTCAAGGCCAAGGGCGGCGGGTTGGATCTGGAAATCAAGCGGCTTGAGGACCTAGCGGCCAGCCTTGGCGAGAGCGCCAAGGACGACACAAGGGCGGACCGGTCGGAACTGATTGCAAACTACACCAAGGTGGTGGAGGCATTGCGCCGCATGAAAGGCGACCGCCCAGAAATCGACCAAGCGGAGGGAACCATGGTGCCCGTGGACGAGGCCGACAAGCTGGCGGCAGCCAGGGACAACGCCCTTATCCCGCTTCTTAAGGGAATGGCCAAAAGACTGGCACCTATCTGTGCCAACCGCCCAGCCGCAGAAGTGGAGGCAGAGGTGGAGGGCGAGGTCGGGCAGATCATGCGGCAGGTTGAGGCGGCGCTGTGACCGGAGCGCAGGAGGAGCTGCGCCGGAGGGCACGCGCTAGGTGGCACTACGAAAAACCGCCTAGCGTCATTGAGTGGGCGGAGCGGAACATCCAACTGGACAGCCGGCTGACCGCACGCCCGGGGCTCTACAGCACCAGCTGGACTCCTTACGTGAGGGGCGTGCTGGAGGCGCTGGCAGATCCGGGCGTCCATACCGTCACACTTTGCTGGGGAAGCCAGACCGGAAAGACCCTGACGTTGGCGGTCTGGCTGGCCTACCGGATTGCCAACGATCCGGCGCCGGCGCTTCTAGTTATGCCCAACGCCGACCTGGCCCGCAGCTACAGCGAGACGCGGCTGACCCCGATCTTCCAAAAGTGCCGGCCAGTGAGGTCGCTGTTCCCGCACGACATGGACGATTTTAAGATTCTGGAAATGCAGTTTTCAACCATGACCCTGTCGCTGGTTGGTAGCAACAGCCCGGCCAACATTTCCAGCCGGCCCATCTGCATCGCCGTGCTGGACGAGCTGGACAAGTTTGCTCCGCCTACAGAAAAAGAGGCAGCCGCCTACAACCTGGCGCTGGAGCGGACCAAGGCGTTTCCGGGGCGAAAGCACGTCCTGACCAGCACGCCCACGCTCAACACCGGCGACATCTGGCAAAATTATCAGGCCGGAACCCAAGAGACTTTCCACGTGCCATGCCACGCCTGCGGGGAACGGCAGGCCATGGAGTTTGGGCAAATCAAATGGGACGAGGGGGCGCGATCCGAGGACGGAAAGTGGGATTTGAAAAGGGTGACGGAATCCGCCGCCTACCATTGCACCAAATGCAAAGAGCCTTGGGTGGAGGGGCACAGAAGGAAAGCGATCGAGCATGGCAAGTGGGTGGCCGGGAATGAACACGCCGATCCAGGTCACCGCTCCTTTCGGCTGCCGAGCTGGTACAGCAATATTGGGTTTGGCGAGACGGCTAAAAAATTTTTAACCGAAAAACATTATTTGCACGGACTGCAGGGATGGGTGAACGGGTGGTGTGCCTTACCATGGGAGGACCAGTTCGACGACGACGAGGCGGCCGCCATTCCGCCAGGAGCCTTTGCCAAAAAGCAGCCGTGGGACAAGGATCACATTCTGCTGGCTGCGATTGACCGGCAAATCGACGAATACTGGTTCGTGATCCGGGCCTTTGCGCGCGATGGGACAAGCCGCCTGTTTGACGAGGGGCGCCGGCGGACGATCGAAGACATCGCACAGCTGATGGCCGAGCACAGAATCCAGCCCCGCCATGTGGCCATCGACTCCGGCTACGAAACCCAAGACACCTACCGAATTGCCGCCCGTTACGGTTGGACCGCCATCAAGGGCGAGGAGCGGCCGCACTTTTTGGTGGAGGAGCGCGGGATGCGCATCAAATCCGTCCACAGCTCCATCCAGCCGACCGACGCCGGATGCCAGCTTCTGCTTCTATCCAGCCCAGGATGCCAGGATCTGCTGGCGTGGCTGCGACGTGGACAGGGGCCGATGTGGGAAGTGGCGCACGACGTAAGCCCTGAGTACCGAGAGCACATGGCCAGTCACAAGAAGGTGCATCGGGTAAACCGAAAGACCGGAAAGGATCTGTATGAATGGATACGGGTCAAACACCGGCCCGACCATTTGTATGACTGCGAGACTTACTTGGCCGGGTTTGCCGTTTTCGGAAAAGTGATTGCCGCCGAGGCCGCCATGGAGAAGCCCGATGCTTGACACCACTAGGGGCGCGTGGAGCGAGGGCTTCTTTTTTCCCTTTGGATTCAATCGGCAAAGGATCCGGTTGCGACACGCCTTGCCCTGGAAGCCATCGCCGCCAACCAGTATTCCAGCTTTAACAACGGCGGCCGCGTGATGGTCTCCGCTTCCGTGGCCGGCAAGTCGTTCAGCTACCAGCTCCAGCCGGGCATCAATCCCGCCAACATTGCCCACATGGCCTACGAGCTATGGAGCCGCGTGAAAGATTTTACCACGTCATCGCAGATGGAAGATTATCTGGTCAAGGGTAACGGTCAGACTAGCTACCCCAACTTCGGCATTATGCAGCCGATCAATCCGTGAGCTTGGGAAGTTGGTTTGGCCGGATCGTCCGGGCAGGGGCGCAGGATTACACCAAGCGCCAGCACATCTATGTCACCCCGCAGGACACGCGGACCGATGTCACCAATCAAAGCCGCAAGCAGGTCCTCGGCCTTGCTAGGTACTGGTTTTACAATTCGCCCGTCGTACGCGGAGCCATCGACTGTATGGTCCGCAATTCGATCGGGCCTGGAATCAAGATGCAATCCCGCACATCCGACGAGGGCTGGAACCGGGCGACCGAGGAATGGCTGGCCAACTGGTCGCTGGCGTGCGACGTCCGCGGGTTGCTGGACTGGAACACCATCCAGCAGGTGGCCACCCGCACCATGCTGCGCGACAACGAGCTCTTTATTTTACTGACCGACAACGGCGACGGCTGGCCCATGCTACAAATGGTTGAGGCTCACCGCTGCGAGACGCCCGACTACCTACAGGGAGAAAAGCGGATCATTGACGGAGTTCGCGTAAACGCTCAAGGCCGCCCGCTTTCCTACTACATCAATCTCGGCCAAGACGACAAATTCTCAGAAATTCAATCCCCGGATCTTATCGTGTTGGCAGAGCGCGACCGAGCCGACGAGCTGCGCAGTCTCTCTCGCCTGGTCACCTGCCTCAATTTGATTCAGGACCGCGAGGAAATCATCACCAACACCATGGTCAGCGTAAAACGCGCCTCGGCCATCGGTCTGGCGTTGGAAGGCGAGGGGACGGCCGGATTTTTTGGAAACGACACCACCAACAGCGAGGGCATCACCACGGACCGTGTTTTTGGCGGGGGCGCCATCTGGAACGTGCCCAACGGCCGAAAGATACGCGAGATCAAGGACGACCGCCCCAGCCCGAATCTTACCGAGTTTATGGATCAGTTTTTGCGGGCCGTGGCCTCCGGCTTGGGCTTGCCCTACGAATATCTCTGGAAGGCGGACCTATCCGGTCCGTCCCAGCGGTTCGTGTTGGCGCAGGCCCAGCGCCGGTTTGATGAAATCAGCCAGGCCATCATCACTCAGCTGGTCTCCCGCGTCCGCCTATGGGCTTTGGCCAAGGCGATCAAGCGCGGCGACCTGACTCCTCCACGCGGCATGGATCGCTGGTGGCAGTCCACCTTCCACACGCCCAAGCAGACCACCATCGACGCCGGGCGCGACAGCGCAGCCGATCGTGAGGACCTAAAGCTTGGCCTGACCACCTACGCCGACATTTACGCGGCCAGGGGAGAGGATTGGCAGGATGCCATCGACCAGAAGATCGCCGAGCAGGTCTACATCCGGCAGAAGTGCGATGCCGCCGGGATTCAAGTGGCCGACGTGCAGTTTATTCCCAACCAGCAGGCTCCGGTCGCCCAGACACCGCCTTCCGAACCGCCTGCAGAGCAGCCGGCCGCCAAGACCCCGGCACCGGAGATGAGCCAGCCCACCGTCACCGTGACCATGCAGGCTCCGGTTGAGTTGAAGGCCGAGCCGCCGCCCACGACAGTTTTAACCGAGGCGTTTACGATGAAAGACGATCCGGACCTAGAGCTGACCGACAAAGAGCTCAACATGGTGGCCAAGGCAATCGGCCTGAAAAACAAGCCAGCGCGAAAAAAGAAAAGCTGATTGTTTGACACGCTTGGCCAGCGCATGGCCGAAAAGAAATTTAAGGGCATCTCCGTCATCACCGCCGGCCCCGCCCTGGGCCATGGCATGGTTATCGACGCGGAAACCCTTTTGCAAGTAGTCGAAAAGGGGAATGAGGCAGGCCAAGTTAAGGTGCTGTCTGACCATAGTGCGTCCGTAAGTAATATCATCGGTTATTTGGAAAACTTTGGACTGGATGGCGGCCGCGTTCGCGCCGACCTGACTCTTTTTGAGAGCCACGAAGGCTTTGCCTATTTTAGCGAGCTCATCAGCACCCTGCCTGGCCAGATCGGGTTTTCCATCAGCTTTAGCGGGGTTCCCCGCGAGGCGGCCGACGGCACGCAACTAGCAGACGTTCAGACCCTCTTTTCCGTGGATCTTGTGACCTCGCCGGCCGCCAACCCCACCGGAGTTTTCCATGCACGGGTTGACAGCAAACAAAACGCCGTGACCAAAACATCACAGGTTGAAGAGACCAAGCTAGAGACGCCCGCCACGGAAGCGGCGCCCGCCCAGCCGGCGGCCCCGGCACAAGAGCCGGTGAAACTGGCCGAGCCCACCCTGTCCGACATCAACGCCAAGCTGGATGCCATCATGGCCCTCCTGGCGGCCGATGCCTCGGAAGACGCCGGCGAAATACCGGAAATGGCCTCCAAGACCGAGGAAAAGAACCTCGAATCCGCCGTTGTGGAAGCACCCGTGGCCGAGGAACCCAAGGCCGAGATCACTCCGGAGCCCGTGGCTGCCGAAGCCAAGGTCGAGGAGATCAAGGCTGACGCTCCCGTGGCCAACGAAGCCGCGGCCCTCAAGGCCGAGCTCGCCGCCAAGGTCATCGAGCTGGAAGCCTCCCGCGGCATCAAGCCCATCGAGGTCGAAACATCCAAAACCCTTTCTCGCGCTGAATTGCTGGCGCAGTTCAACGCAGAAAAGAATCCCCGTCGTGCGGCGGAGATTTTTAAACAAATCAAGTTCGCACGATAACCTAACCAGGAGACACACACACCATGGCTAACACACTCGGCTCGGTCTCCAACGGCAAGGCCATTGCGCAGCGCGCACTGACCACGCTGGTGGATTCCCTGCCCTTCCTCACCAAGGCGGTCACCGATTTCTCGGATGTTCCCGCCCGCATGAACGACACCATCACCACCCACCTCGTGACCGTCGGCACCGCCGGTGCCTACAGCACCACGCAGGGCTACGTGGCCCAGGATCGCACCCAGACTGATGCCACCATCAGCCTGAGCAACCTGATCCACAGCACCTACGCGATCACGGACGCTGAAAAATACAGCTCCTCAATCGACCTGATCAACCGCTTTGCCTCCAGCGCGGCCTACGCGCTCGGCAAGAGCATGGTCGATAGCCTCCTCGGCCTGGTCACCAGCTCCTACGCTTCCACGCTCTCAGTGGCGGCCGGCGCTCTGACGTACCGCGGCGTGGTGAGCTTGGGCTACAGCCTGGACAACAACAAAGTCCCGTCGAACGACCGCTACGCGATCGTCTCCCCGGACAACAAGGCCAGCCTGCTCAACGATTCCAACATCGTTGCCAACGCCCAGATCCAAGGGGACGCGGTTAAGTCCGGCTCCGTCGGTTTGGTCAACGGCATCGAGGTGTTCAGCTACACCGCGCTCCCGTCGGCGGTTTCCAAGGGCTTTGCGGCCCAGAAGGAAGCCCTCATCGTGGCGGCCCGCGTGCCCGAAGCCCTCGACAACTATCCTGGCTCCCAGGACGTCGTCACGGATCCGGAAAGCGGCCTGTCTCTCGCCGTGCGTGAGTGGGTGAACCCCACCCTCGGCACCACGAACCGCAGCTACATCCTGCTGTTCGGCGTGGGACGCGGCTCGACCAGCTCGCTCGTCCGTATCGTATAAGCAGTCA